CGACGGTGTTCCGTTGGCGCAAAGACCCTGAGTTCGATGCCGAGTTGCAGACGCAGTTGGAGCGCGACCGCCAGGACTTCGATGAGGTGCCGTTGGCATGGAGAAAAAACCGCGTGTTGGCGCTGGAACGGCTCTACGATAAGATCGACGACCAACGTATCAGCCTTAAACTCAAGGTTCTCAAGGAGATACGCGAAGAAGTCGGCGATCACCGCGTCCAAATCGACCATACCGTCGAGATCAAAGGCATCAACCTGCCGCCGCGAGCGGAGTCGTACGAGGAGTGGGTCGCCCAGAACCGCCAGATGACCGACGCGAACTTAGTCGAGGAAGCAGTTACGTGACGACCTGGCGTCCGCAGCCTGGACCCCAGGAAAAAGCGATACGCGCCAACTTCGTCGACGAGATCTTTTACGGCGGCGGTCGCGGCGGCGGTAAGTCGTGGACGCTTTGTTACTCGTTTTTGGCTGGTGTAGAGCAATACGGCGAGCATTGGAAGGGCGTTTTGATACGACGCACCTACCCTGAGTTGGACGAGATCATCGAGCAGACGCGCCAGATGTACAAAACCGTGTATCCTGAAGCCGATTACAAAGTCGGTCGCCATGAATGGGTTTTTCCTAACGGCGCAACGCTGAAATTGCGGCATTTAGAAAACGAGGNCGACGCCGACCATTTTCAAGGGCAACAATATACCTGGGTCGTTGCCCGTCGCCGCTCAAACGGCGATGGGCAACGGCCTAAGTTGGATCGGATGGGACGAGTTAACGAGTTGGACGGACATGAAAGCCTACCACAAGCTGAAGGCGTGCTTGCGGACGGGTGCGGCCGAGGTGCCGGATAAGAAGATTTTTTCGACCGGCAACCCTGGTGGCGCAAACCACCAAAATATTAAGAAATACTTTATCGACGCAGCGCCAGAAAGCACGGTTATCGAAGGCGAAGACGGCATGAAGCGGATGTATATCCGGTCGGTCGTTACCGATAACAAGATTTTGATGCACCGTGACCCTGGTTACATCGACCGGTTGAAAGCCGTAGGCGACGAGGCGTTGGTCAGCGCGTGGTTAAAAGGCGACTGGGACAGTTTTGTTGGGCAGTACTTTACCAACTGGGACGAAAAGAAGATCGCGGTACCGTCGTTTGAGATACCGGATCACTGGCCGCTGTTTGGCGGCATGGACTACGGCGAGGCAGCACCAACCAGCTATGGACTCTATACCGTCGACTACGATGCCAACGTCTACCGCCTATGCGAATATTACCAGGGCAACGCGACGGCATCGCAGCACGCACGCGCCATCGCCCAGATGATCGAGAGTTGTCCGTTTACCGGCGGCAGGTATCCGCAAGCGACCTACGCCGACCCATCGATGTTTGTGAAGCGGCGCTTGTCGGAGGTGATCAACCACTCGCCGGCCGACGTCTTCGCCGACCACGGCATCTTCCTGACGCGGTCCAACAACGACCGCGTAACCGGCTGGCGCGTGATAAACGATGCGTTGATAAAAGAGCGGTTTTATTGCTTTAGCGGGTGGAACGACGCGCTGATGCGGACGATGCCTGCGCTGCCGCGCAGCAGCAAAAACCCAGAAGATCTCGATACGACGGCCGAGGACCACGCCGCCGACGAGTTACGCTACGCGATGATGCACGTATACAAGCCGCACCAGCAAAAAGAGCCGGAACCCTACGAAGGCACCGGCCAAGAGATGATCGATCAGTTAGCTACCCAAACCGGCCGCCGCAGTGGCCGCTACGCCAACGCTTAACACGACCGTTTCGACGGCATACCAACCGAGCAGATTATGAAAGGTTTTAACGGCACGCCCCACGCAACGAAGAGCAAGCCGAAGTCCAACAAGACCCGCGTCAAGCCTCGTCCGGCCGGTGCCGACAACCTCAAAGCTGGGAAGAGTAAGTAATGCCCAAGGTTGGATCGAAGCATTACGCCTACACCCCGTCGGGCCGTGCGGCGGCTCAGAAAGCCAGCAAGGCGACGGGTAAGAAGATCACGAATACCAAGAAGCGTACGCCGAAAAAGAAGTAACGTAGCAACGGGCTGTAACCCGTTGAACCCACTCTCACCGCTAGGGTATCTTGAAACAAGCCCAGATCGATTTTTGGCAAGGGTCGATAGAAAACGGCCGTAAGTACATGCGCGACCGCCACAAGACGTGGCGTCGACTGCTGAAGACGTACGACCTTGACTTTGACGTGCCAGGGTTAAGCGAGGATAAGATCGTCAAGATCTCGCGTATGTACCCCCTCGCCCGTCAGATCATCGCGTCGGTGAGTTTTAACTACCCCCATGTCTATTTCAAGGTGGACGAGCCGCAGCGCGAGTTTGCTTCCGAGATCTTAGAGCGCGTCGCCAACGCGGCGCTGGAGCAGATGGACGCTAAGTCCGAGGTGCAGCAGTGCATCTTCGACGCCCTTTTCTGTAGTGTAGGGTGGCTCAAGTTTGGCTATAACCCGCCTGGCGACAAAGACATCGAAGCGCCCTACGTCGTCAACGACTCTATGGAGAACGACTTTCCATACTGTCAGCGCATCTCGCCGTTCAATATCTACCTCGACCCCTTAACGCCCCCCCACAAGCTGTCGCACGCTCGCTTCATCATCGAGAAGATGCTGGTGCCGTTGGAGTTCGTGAAGGAAGACGACCGTTTCGTCAACCGACGCCAGATACAGCCGATGTCGGAAGACGCCGCAGGCGAGGGCATGATGTACGACTTTGAGGACGCTGCCCACTCCGACGAGGCCGACGCGGTCACCGCCTCCAAGGAGCGCGGTAAGATGGTCTGCTTGTATGAGGTCCACGACCGCATCCACAAAAAGCGCATCACCTTTGCCGACGGCGTCAAAGAGCCCATAGAAGAAGTCGACCACCCGATGCTGGCGATGGAGGCGGTGACGCAACCCGACCCCTTCACCGGCGAACCGATGATGACGGGTGAGTTTGAGCCGTCCGGCGGGTACCTCGTCGACGGCGGCTTTCCGTATTACGCGATGAAGTTCGACCAGACCGAGCATAGTTTTTTCGGTCAACCGCCGATGGCGTATGTCGAGGACACGCAATCGTTGATTGTGGAGTCGGTGTCCAGACGCGCCGACCTGTTAAAGCGTTTCCAGCGCATCGTCCTCGCCAGCCGCCGCGAGCGCGAGGCCAACCAAGACCTGGGCGACACGCTGGAAGAAGGACGCGACGGCGAGATCATCTGGGTGGAAGACCCCGCGACGGCGATGAGGGGCGTCGACTTTGGATCGATACCCCCTGACCAGATCGGCTTAGAGAACACGGCGGCCGCCTACGAAGAGCAAAGCCTCAACGTCAGTCAGATGGCGATGGGCGGCGGCCCCAAGGTCACCGCGACCCAAGCGTCGCTGCAAGCGTCTTTCTCGCAGGTCAACCGCGAGTGGATGCAGTTGCGCGTCGCCGACTGCTACAGGACCATCGTACGCAACTCACTGCGGATGATGGCCGACCCGCGCTATACCCCCGAAAGCTTTTTGATCAACGTCGCCCAGAACGAGGCCGACCCCGTCTTTGAGGCGGTCGACGCCAACCTGCTGCGCGTGCGCTTCAAGGTGGAGATCCAAGCCGGCTCGATGCAACCGCTGACAGAGCAGCTGGAGCGCGAGGATGCGCTGCAACTGTTCAACTTCACCATCGGGCTGCCGGAGATCAACCGCATGGAAGCGATCAAAGGCTTGCTCAAGGCGTTCCGTGTCCAAGACCCCGACAAGTACCTGGGCCAGACGCAAAACGCCGACGCCATCAAGGCCGCTAACCTTGAAAACATCGCCTACCTCCTCGCCGGCGGCGACCCAGGCGTCACGCCCGAAGAAGACCACCAGATCCACATCCAGACCCATCAAACTATACAGCAGTTGCCGCAGTTTCAGCAAATGCTACCGGCGCAGCAGCAGCAGGTCTTGCAAGTCGCCCAGACCCATATGGCGCAGCATCAGCAATACCTCGAACAGATGGCCGGCGGCGGCGCACCGCAGGCGGCCGGTGCCGACGGCGGTCAAGCCAGCGAAGGCGACGGCGGCATCGTCAGCCTCGTACGGTCGCAGGCGCAAGAGATGAGTCAAGCGGTTCAACGCGCACCAGGACAAGGCTAACCGATGATATTCCATGACTTTGAGTGCGACAGCTGCGGCCATAACATGACCGACGTGGCATTCTCTACCCATAAGACGATCAAGCGCGAGGTGCCGTGCAGTGCGTGCGGCGAGGCCGCTACGATGCGCTTCCACAAAAACAACCTCATACACCACGACCACTCGTCGAT